TATGATGGCTCAGATGAAGTAAGAGTAGTTATGAACTTCGCAATAGGAGTACAAACTGCAGTTGCTACTGATGGTGTATATGGTTCATCTGTTTGGACTTAATAGATACTTTTAAAATGGGTGGTTGAAATATACCACCCTTTTATTTAACTTTTAATAAATAAATGATATGGCTTGTAATATTACAAGAGGGCGATTAATAGATTGTAAAGACACTATTGGTGGGTTAAAGGCTATTTTTATAGCTAAATCTTATTCTACTTGGTCTTGTTGTGGTGGTACTGTAGAAGTATTTAAATATGATTTAGTACCTAATTTATCAAGTTTAAATGTTACTATAAATTCAGACAATGCTAATGGAACTACATTTTTTACACAAGCATTATCTGTAACATTACAAAAGATTGACCACGATATGACAAATGAATTGCGATTAATGGCGTATTCAAGAAGTCAAATATTTGTTCAAGATGCTAATGATAATGTATTTTTATTAGGCATAGATAATGGTTGCTATGTAACAGGTGGTTCTGTAATAACAGGAACTGCTAAAGGTGATTTAAATGGTTACACAATAGAATGGGGTGCAGAAGAAAATAATGCACTTATTCAATTACCTGCAAGTGCAGGTGCAGCAACTGCTAAATTCCCATTTGATGGATTATCTGATGAAGCGAATTTAACAATTACATCAGGAACTTAATCGTTACTCAATAATGAAAATAAAAAGGGGGTATTTTTACCCCTTTTTTTGTACACTAAAAAACAAAAATCTTATATTTATATTTATAGTAAAGATACTATGGCTTGGAAACTAAAAAAAGAATGGGAAGGTAAAAGTATTGATTCTATTAGAATACCTTTAGATGATTTGACACAAGAGCAAATAATGAAGCTAAGAGATGATGTAAGAAATAATTTATTTACTAAAGATAAACCTAAAAAAAATAAAAAAAGTGGTTCAACTAACAGTACAAGTTTCTGAAAATATAGACCAAAATTTTTATTTAAATTTGGTAGATGAGATGGTTGGATTGTCATATAATATTTATAACAATCCTTTAATCTATAAACCATTAATAGAGTTAATAAGCCACCAAACAGGAAAAAATAAAATAGTATTAAGCAGATATGATTATATAACAGGACAGGTAAGTTATGCAAATAGAGATAGATATTTACAATTAACATTAAGAGTGTCTACAACATTTACAGAAGCATTAACTTCAGGAGTAATAAAAGCAGGAAATGTAGATTTCCCTTATGGCTTTTATACTATAAATATATATCAAAATACTTCTAATACTAATTTAGATAAAACAGGATTAACACAAGTTTATTCTGGATTAATGCAGTTAAAAGAATTAAGTACTAATTTAGGTGTAAAATATAAAGAATACACAACTAATGATAGTGATACAGATAGTATATATATAACTAATTAAATGATACAATTAAGATTAAGTGGCTCAGTAAATAGATTTCGTGTTAGTATATACGATAAAATGACTAATGTAGACTATAGACCTTTAATAGAATTAAGGAGTCAACAATCAGGTAAAACTACTTACTGTATACCAATGGCTTCTGAAACAGATACTTCTAAAAAAGAAAGGTTTATTAAGTACGGAATTACACCGAGTTCTTCAGCAGATAGTCCTGTATTTGGTTTTATTAAAGTGGGTACTGCTGATTCACCTTATGGTTTTTATGATTTTAATATGTATCAAAATACATCAAATACTAACCTAGACCCTACAGGACTAACAAGAATATATACAGGTTTAATGAATTTAGAGCCTGCACAAACAGGTGATTCTGCTACACCTAATCCTGCAGTAACATATACAGAATATACAAATAATGATTCTGATACTGACAATGTATATTTAACTAATTTACAGCCTTTATAAAAACTATAATATGAATTTAGATTTAATAAAATTATCACACTATAACATACCTCATTTAGTAGAAAAATCACAACAAGATTGGGTTTCTTTTGGTGAGGATAACCTATACCCAAACTACATACTTGAATTGTTTTTAGGTAGTGCTATTAATGGCGCATTAATTAAATCTATTGGTGCTATGATTTATGGCGAAGGTTTAGCAGCTACTAATGTTGATGAATCTACAGACACTAAAGAATCATATTTACGATTAACAGAATTATTACACAATTCAGATGATGATGTATTAAAAGACCTAGCAATGGATTTAAAGCTGTTTGGTGGGTGCTATGTTAACGTAATATGGTCAAGGGATAGAAGCAAAATTGCTAAAATGATTCATATACCTGCACAATACATTAGAAGTGGTAAAATGATAGATGGCGAAATAGATACTTATTATTATAGTGCAGATTGGTCTAAAGCTAAAAAAGGTGAATATAGACCAAGACCATATAGAGCATTTAGTACAGAAGATAGAAGCCAGGCAAGTCAAATCTTAATGATTAGAGATAAAAATCCTGCTTTATTTTATGGTTTTGCACCAGATTATGTAGCCGCTACTGACTGGATACAAATGGAATTAGAAATTGCACAATTTCATTTATCTAATATAACATCAGGAATGACACCTTCAATGCACATTGGATTTAGTAATGGTGTGCCTACTGAAGAAGAAAGAAGAACTATAGAAAGGCAATTAAATCAAAAGTTTGCAGGTAGTGGTAATGCAGGAAAAATACTAATTACTTTTAATGATGGTAAAGAAACTACACCTACTATAGAACCTATACAAATGAATGATGCACAATCTGCCTGGGAAGGAATGAGCAAGCAGGCAGTAAATCAGATTTTAGCAGGTCATCGTGTTACTAGTCCTATATTATTTGGAATACGAGCAGAAGGCGGCGGTTTAGGTAATAATGCTGATGAGCTTAGAGACGCTTTTTCACTTTTTTCAAATACTGTAATAGTACCATTCCAAAACACGCTTTTAAAGGGTTTAGAGAAGATATTTTCTGTTAACGATATAAACCTTGATTTATACTTTAAATCGCTTAAACCTGCTGATTTCATTGATTTAGAAGTTACAAAAACACAGTCAGAAGAGGACCAGGAAAAAGAAGGTGTTACAAAAGAAGATATAAATACTGAGGATTTAGTAGAAATGTCTGACGATGACTTAAACCTAATTTTTGAAGAGTTAGAGGGTGAGCAAATAGATGAAAAAGTCTGGGAAATAGTAGACGAAAAAGATGAAGGTGAAATAACTGATTACGAGCAGTGGGCAAAATCTTTAATAAAAGAATACAATAAAGAAAAATTAGCAGACGAAATAAGAAGCAAGGAGGATTTGCCAAGTCAGCTAGACAAGTCATACTATAGGGTAAGATTTAAGTATATAAAGAAAAGCAGAAAGCCAAGTAAATCTACAAGAACATTCTGTAAAAATATGATGCGATTAGCTAAAGCAGGATTTGTATATAGATTAGAAGATATAGATAAAGCTAGTAGAGAAGGTGTAAATAAACAATTAGGACACAAGGGCAGACCGTACGATTTGTTTCGTTTTAAAGGAGGAGTTTATTGTCGTCACGCCTGGAAGGTAATACTATACAGACTAAAGGATGGTACTGAGTTAAAAGACGCAGATAGTATGGATGATTATACAAAAACAGATAGTATCCCTAAAAGCTACACACCAAAACCTAGAGGAATTAAAGACGCAGTAATAGCACCTGAAAATATGCCAAATAGAGGGCATTATCCAGGAGTAAAATAATTTAAACTATGGCAATACAACATACATTATACATATCAGCAACAAGATTAAAAAAAGATACTGCATTAGGTGGTTCAGTAGATGACAACTTAATTATGCCTTATATTTTATTAGCTCAAGATATGCACATTTTACCTATCTTAGGTACTGATTTAGATGTAAAACTTAAAAATTTAATACAAACAGGTAATTTAACAGGTGATTATGAAACACTTGTAGAAACTTATATACAACCTGCATTAGTTCAATTTGCATTTTCTACTTTAGCACCATATTTAAGGCTAAGATTTAGTAATAATAGCGTGGTGGTTATGGGTGCTACAGAGCAATCTTCTAGTGCTACTTATGATGACATAAAGCCTCTAATGGATACTGCTACTGACGCAGCAGAGTTTTACAGACAAAGAGCAATAGACTACCTACAAAATAATTCATCTTTATTTCCTGAATACACAAGTAACGAAGGTTCTGATTTAAATCCTACTACAAGAAATTATTATGCAGGTATAAATTTAGATACTAACGTACCTAGAAGTAATAGATTAAAAGGATTCTTACAAGGTGCAGATATTACTATATATGGGTGCTAAGAAAAGAATATATCCACAAAGCGTGGAGAATTTTAAGAAATTAAAAAAATACATTAAAAAATTAAAAAATGGCAGGACAAAGACTAACAGACAAGTCAGCGATAACGCAGCTAGGAACAGGTGATTTGTTTTATGTTGTAGATGTCAACGACTCTACAGGAAGCACAGAAGGCACAAGTAAGAAAATGGAAGTTGAGTATATTATTCAAACTGATAAAATTACTATATCAAATGCTGAGTTTCAAGCTATGGATGATTCAGGTGGTGCAGGAACTTTTAGAGTTCTTTTATCTGCACCTGGTTCAGGTTTTATGCTAGTGCCTTTGAATATAACAATAATAGCTACTGCTTCAAATGGTGATACATCAAACGCTAACATTTATTTTGGTTGGGATTCTTCACAAACTACAAACTATTGGGAAACTAATGTTAGATTTATGCGAAATGTAACTGCTACACGAACATATTGTTTTACAGGTGGTCAAGCATCAACAGGTGCAGAATTATCTTCAATAGATAATAAACAATTTGTAGCTTATTCAAGTGCTAATTTTAACTCTACAGATTTAGCTGCAGATGTATATATAACTTATAGAAAAGTAAAATTATCATAATGAAGTATTTATTTTTATTAATTCCGTTTTTATCATTTAGTCAAATAGACTTTTTCAAATACTCTACTATTTATACATCAATGAATGTAAACACAAGTATGGTAGAAGATGAAGATTATATTTCTATTTCTAAAGGCTATGAAGATGTTACAGAAATCAATCCTTTTGATTATAACCTAACTATAGGCATTAGAAAAATTGCAAGGTTTGATTATGAGTATAAAGTTAAGACCTGGTATTATGGAAACGAAAAAGCGTTTTCTGATAAATCTACAATAGGTAATGCTTTAGGTTGGGAATATTTATTCAATTATTCTTTTATAAGAACAAGGGGTGATAATTATACAGAACAAAATTTTTGGTTAAGATATTTAGGTAATAAATGTGTAACAAAAATACAATATACTGATAATCAAAGGGTAGATTTAAAATACTATTCTTTAGATACTAGGTTAAGAATCAATAAAAACAATTTTGATTTTAGTATTGGTGGTGTTTTTCGTGTTCATAATCCTTATGGCTTTGTGCCTATTAGAGATTTTTGGACACCAGGCGAACAATCATTCCCACAATTAGCAGAAGAATTTGGTTATTCAAGTGAATTTATAAATGGTTCTTGGAATTGGTTTAAAGATGGTGAATTATTAGCTACCTCAAATGATGAGTTTTATAAACATTATTTTGGTCAAGCCATTGCTGACTTTAACCAACAAGAATTAGAAGCATTAGGTATGCAAAAAGAACTTAGTTTAGTAATAGGTTCTGAATACTATAAATACAATCCAAATTTCTGGATTCACATTTGGGCAAATCTAATGCCTTTTCACTATGGCATAGATAGATTCTCTTACGAATACAAAAATAATGCCTTAGAACGCTTAGAATGGGACACAGGCGCTATTATAGGCTTTAGAGTAAATAAACATTTAGGATTATTTGTAGAAGGTGTGCATTTAAAGTATTGGGGTAAGGATGTTTACGAATGTAAATTTGGGTTTAATTATTTAATATATTAGCTATGAAAAAAATACTATTCTTCTTTTTTATCTTTTCATTATCATTTGCACAATATGACTTTCAACAATTATGTTTAGATTGTGCAGAACAAAATGGTTTCTTTTGTGGTGATGACCCTGCTAATTGGACGCAGTATAGTCCTAATGGATGTGTGCCTAATGGCGAAGGTGGATTATTTTACCTTAATGATGGATGGGCAGATTGCACAGATGCTTCTGATGAAGCTGATGCAGTACCTACACCAATAGAAGATTGTTTACCACCACCACCTATTTGTGATACTGTTTTTATAGAGATACCTTTTATAGAATGGATTTATTTAGATTGTGAAACAGGATTGCCTTGTGATGTTAGCATAGAAGAATTAATAAACGAATCAACACAAACAGGTTTATTATATAATCTTAGTGGTAAGGTTATTAGAAAGCCTGAAGGAGTATATATAGAAAATGGTAAAATAAAATACAAATTATAATGAATATATTTAAAGATAATAACGAATGGAATGAGAAAGCTATAATAGGTTCTATAGCGTTTTTAATAATGTGTTTAATAATGATAGCTGATTTACTTACAGGATGGGTAGGCAAAGAACTTGTAGTAAATGACTACATCTACAATTCTTTTGTCTTTGTGGTTTTAGGGTGTTTTTCAATAAGTGGCGTAGAAAAGGTATCAAGTAATAAATGTTCTAATTGTCCTAACAAATGAAAATAAACGAAGGTTCAGAATTTACTTTAGATTTAAAAACTATAATTTTAATGCTTGGTGGTATAGTATCATTGTCTGGTATGTATTTTACTTTACAAGCTGAAATAGAAGTAGCTAAAACATTACCTGAAATGCCTATTAGTGAAAAAGAATTTGAATTAAAAGACAAATTAATAAGGCAAACCATTCTAAATAACGGCACACAATTAAAAAGTCAGCAAGAACAATTAAACAAGATTGAAAATAAAATTGACAAAATAGATGAAAGGCTTTATAACATTAATAATAAGTAGTTTATTTTTTATAAGCTATTCTCAGGTTTCTGTAATACATTTTAATAGTGAATGGAATGCAGATAATAATTATGATATTTCTATTTTAAAAGATTGTGAAAAATTTGATGTTGTTATTTGTCATAATCCTGACTTACAAGAAAAGCACAATATATTTGCAGTACCTACAATTATTATATTAGACAATGACGTAGAGATTGCAAGGTTTGAAGCTAATATCATGATGCAATTAGAAGTTACTAAAAAAGAAATACAGAATACTATAGACCAAATATATTTAGCTAAATTTGAATGAAAATTTCCAAAAACTTTACACTTGAAGAACTAACCAGAAGCAATACTGCTTTAAGAATGGGTATAGATAATACACCATCTAAAGAACATATATTAAAACTGCGACTGTTAGCCACTCAATTCCTCCAAGTTCTTCGTGACCGAATTGGTGCTTTGAGGGTAACGAGTGGTTACAGGTCGCCTGAACTATGTGAAGCTATTGGTAGCAACAAATTCAGTCAACACGCTAAAGCAGAAGCAGTAGACCTACAATATTTTAAAAGGGGTCGTATGGATAACTACAAGATATTTAAAGGTATTATAGAAGGTTCTTTAGAATTTGACCAGATTATATTAGAATATGGTGGTGCGACTGCAGAACGTGATTCAGATTATCCTGATTGGGTACACGTTAGTTGGAAAATAAAAGACAACAGAAGGCAAGTATTAGTAGCTTATAAAGACAAGAACAACAAAACAAAATACAGACCACCAATAAATTACCATTCAGTATGAACTTTATAGGCAAATTATTAGGGGGTGATTAAAAAATAACTTACGTGAAATAATAGCTAAAGCTGAAAGCCAGGCACAGGAACAAGTTACAAGAAGATGGGAAGCAGATGCAAAGGCAGGATGGTTACCTGCTAATATAAGACCATTAACATTAGCCTTCTTAACAATGGTATTCGTTTTAATATCATTCTTTGATGGCAATATAGGACAATTTAAAATCAATTCTGCATACATTCCTGTCTATCAAACATTATTAATGG